TTAAATCACACCATGCCTTATTTAACCCCTCTTGCACATTCGTTGTGGTAACATTCCCTGCACCTGCAACAATAGTGATGCTGTTCTTTGCATCCATTCCCTCTAGGGCATTTGTTCTTAGTGTACTCATGCCAAGTCTCCGTGTGAAGTAAATGTTACAGGGTCACAATCTTGAAGTGTTGAGCCATCTGAAGCAACTACGGCTAATCTAATATTAGTTGCTGTAAGACTAGTATTATTTAAAAATACATGAGAGGAATTACCACTAACGTGAGCAGAGTGGTCACTACTATTAAAAGCGTTAGTTGTAGTTACTGAAAATTCTCCTGTACCTATATCTGTATGTGAACCCACATTAAATGAGTCATCTATAGCTGATGTTCCTGTACCATCTACGTTTGCCCACAATTTTGCCAATCCCTGCTGTAAGTTTGTAGTTGTAGAGTTACCCTCTGCTGTGACGGCAATAGACCCTGCTGTTGATGTGCCTGTGAGTGTGTTTGTTTTGAGTGTTGCCATTATGCCAAGTCTCCAAATACTGCACAACATTTAAATGCTGAGTCTACTGTGCTATTACCACCTCTGACATATGCTCTAACTCTACTTGAACTTGTAGAAAGCATAGTTTCGTTTGCTGCATGATAATGGTCATGGTCACGCCAACCTGCAGGAACTACAGCATGATTAGCATCATTCATGTTGTTGGTATAACTATATGTGTCATCACCTGTTTGATTATCTGTTATACCAGAAACATTAAAGCTATCTCTTGGTGAAGCTCCTGAACTATTATTAAACCACTGTTTAGCTAACCCCTGCACCATATTCTGTGTAACTGCTCCATTGTCAGAACGATAGGTTGTATCATTATTTAATACAGCAGTAGTTCTACCAGAGGTATCAATGGTTTGTGCAGACGTATTATTAGTATGCTTAATTGTTTGTACTAGAAGATTGCTCATAGTATTGCTACGTTCCCCCCTGATTCTATTGTCAGTGTAGACCCACTTGCTATTGTTAGAGGTCCTGTAACATTTGCGTTCTCTGTGGCTGCGATTGTTACATCACTATCAAGTGATTGTGCATTAGTTCTGAACATACCACCATGCTTGAAGTTACCTTTGTTAGCTTCAGGTGCTGTGACACTACCGTCTGTTAGAGCTAGGTAGTTGACAAAGATGTTACCTGTCCCAGATGAAGGTGCTGCACTAAAGGTCAGTGTTGTACCGTCAGGCACTGTATAAGCGTTACTGTCCTGCACTACACCATCTAGTGACGGTCTGTGACAGCGTAAATGTCGTGTCAGAGCCATCTCCGTTAAACCTTTGCACAGATGGTATTGTGCTAAAGGTTGTGGCTATCTGATTGCCTACATATGCCATTATGTAATTTCCATGATTGATAGTGCTACGTCTGTTGCACCAGATGCTGATACCTTTATTTCATCTGTTGCTTCTAGCACTACTTTGTTTCCTGACAGTAGCTCTAATGATGAACCTGCAGGTATTGGTGCGTTAGTAACAAGTTCAACAGCCTGATTCGATTCGTTGTTAGCTCCTGACCTGTTACCTGTGTCTGTGTTTAGTGTAACAGTAGCTGTCACCTGACTTGTTGTTGTATTACCTAAGACTAATCCAAGAACAACTGTAGTTGTGCTACTAGCCACCGTGTATATAACATCAAGACTTGTCACTCCTGCCTTTGTTACACATTTAAATGTATTTGCCATGCTTCTCTCCTATATCAACCCAAGGCAATGGCTAATGCCGTAGGGTCATCTGTTGTAAATCCTGCACTTGATAGATATGTTTTTAAATCTGTCAGAGCAACTTGTTTCATAGTTCCTGCATCATTAGTTACAAACCTGTCAGCGTCAGCAAGAGTTGTTGCAGAAGCTGAAGTATCACCATCCATAATGTTAAGTTCAGAAGCAGTAGCAGATATAGAACTTCCTGCTATTTGTAGTGTGGTAGCATTTACTTCACCTGAGCTACCGTAAATTACAGCCTTACTGTTGACTATTGTACCAGAAGATGAGCCATCTGTCAAGTTTAATTCTGCACCTGTTGCAGTTACTGCTGTTCCTGCGTAGTTTAAGTTTCCTGCAGCTATGTTTACTTCACCTGTACCCTTGGGTGAAATATCAATATCTATGTTAGAGTCATCTCCAGATGCTCCTACTACAACTGAACCCCCTGAAGCAGCGTTTGTTACTTCAAGTTGATTGACTGCAGAAGATGCTGTCTGTAACATAATAAGTTCATTGCCGTTAGCATCAGCAATAAACCCACCGTCTGCAAACTTAGGAGCAGTAAGAGTTTTGTTTGTTAGTGTCTTGGTTGTACCTGCAAGATAGGTGTCGAATGTATCAACGCTTGTCTGACGCATTGTACCATCGTCATTTGTAAGTATTCCGTCACCACCTGCAACAGTCGTAGTGCCAACTGTGCTACCACCATCTAGTAAATTAAATTCTGCAGCAGTTGCTGTTAGGTCAGTTCCTGCAATCTGTAAACTTGTAGCATTAACCTTACCACCTGAACTGTAAATAACTCCTTTGCTGTTTACGATTGTACCTGCACTTGCACCGTCTAATACGTTAAGCTCTGCACCTGTGGCTGTTAGTCCTGACACGTTATTAGCTGTGCCATTGACTGCTTGTATACGAGCTTCTACAGACTGTTGTGTTGGGATAAGTGTAGCACTGTTAGAAGACATATCGTCTTCATCTACAAAGCCTGTAATAGTTATACTACCATCACTAAGACTTCCATAGGTTACTGTACCTGTGGTGGTAATAGCAGAAGAACCGTTGTTGATAGAACCAAATCCACTTGTAATGCTACCACTATTCAAAGCTCCTGTGGTAACAAGATTTGGCATGGCTGTAATCTCATCATCAAAATATGCTGATAAGTCTGTAACAGCCACTTGTTTCATTGTGCCGTTATCATTAAGAACAACTCTGTCTGCATCTACAACTGTTGTAGAAGTAGCAGAAGTGTCTCCATCCATTATATTTAATTCAGTAGCTGTTGCGGTAACACCATCCATTATGTTTAGCTCTGCTGTGGTAGCAGTAACTCCGTCCATAATATTTAGTTCGGATGTAGTAGCTGTAACACCATCTAAGATATTTAACTCAGCAGGAGTAGAAGTAATAGCTGTGTCACTGTCTGCAGCCAATACTGGCAGTGTACCTGACTGATTTGGTAACTTGATAGTTCTGTCGGCTGTTGGGTCTGTAATCGTTAGTGTAGTTTCGTGGTCATCTGCTGTAGCACCCTCAAAGACTATGGCATTCTGTGCATTCATTGTCACAGTGTCTACAACTGTCTGTGTTCCACTTACAGTCAAGTTACCTGTAACAGTTAAGTTGTCACCTATCGTAACCTCTGAAGTACCATGTCCTATTGTAATCGCTGTGCCTGACACACCTGTACCAATAGATACAGACTCACTGCTATTTCCTGTGTCTACTATAAGGTATGCGTCAGACCCTTGCTTGATTGTAAAGGCTGTTGCTGAGTTGTCTGTCACAGCTACATTTATGTCTGTGTCATCTGCACTAATGGAATCTAGAGCAATGTCACCTACGTTGGTTATAGCATTATCATTAAATGATGTAGCACCGAGAGATACTGTACCTGTTGCTGTAAGGTTACTAGAGCCTACATCTATGTTACCAAATCCTGATGATATAGCACCACTGTCTAACGTACCAACTGTTGTGGCTGCAGTAGTCAAAAGGTTAGGCATTGCAGTTATTTCATCGTCAAAGTAGGCAGCAAGGTCAGTTACAGCAACCTGAACCATAGTCCCATTGTCGTTTAGTACAACCCTATCTGCGTCTGCAACAGTGGTGGATGTAGCTGAAGTATCTCCGTCTACTATATTTAGTTCTGCAGCTGTAGCGTCAACAGCAGCTAGTTTTGTAAGGTCTCCCTGTACTAATCCTGATACACCGTCAAGTAAGTTTAACTCAGAAGCAGTGGCTGTTACACCATCAAGAATATTTAGTTCTGCTGCAGTTGAGGTAACTGCTGTGCCATTGATGGCAAGTTTATCTGTAACGACATTAAATGTACCGTTGTCTTCAATCCTAGCAACTTCTGTCCCATCTCTCTGTTGAAAGATAATATCTTTGGCATCGGCTACTGGTCTTATAATTACATCACTAGAAGAATTAGTAATACGGAGTATCTCAGTGCCACCGTCTTGAAACTTAAAGTCACCACCGTCTGCGTCTAGTATTATATCCCCTGCCACATCAACTGTAAGGTCTCCTGAGGACAGGTCAATTTCTGTGCCATCAATAGTTATATTATCGACTACTACCCCTGCATTAGCCGTTACAACGCCTGTGACACCCAATGTTCCTGCTACTGCAGCATTCTCATCTACATCAAGTGTGTCTACGTGTGCAGTGCCGTCAAGATACAGGTCTTTAAACTCTGTTCCTGATGCACCTAAGTCTATATCATTGTCTGTTACTGGGAGTATTGCACCGTCTTGGATTCTAACTTGCTCCACTGCTGAGGAACTAACCTCACTAAAGAATCCTATACGATTATTGCTAGTGTCTATTACAACTTTGTTTAGTGCGTCTACATCAGCAATTAGTCCTACATACGCACCCTCTGTTGATGAACCATCGTGATTGTGACCACCACTAAAAGCAAAGGCTGTAACAACAGCATTTAATTCAGCGTTAAGTGGTGCAGACTTAACAACCTGACCTGACTGAATATCGGCTGTGTTTGTTCTTGCGTAACCTGCCATTACCTTACATCTCCTAGTCCGTGTGTTATTGTGAACCCTTGAATACTGTGTGACTCGTTTGTGTCATCTGTCACAAAAGTCAAGGCTATTGCTTTACCTGAGCCTGAAAATGTAACTGATTCAACTGGTGATGGGTTTCCATCAAATATATCTGTTGTGTCAAATACAGCTACGTTTGTACCTCTATCAAAGAATGCTCCGGGACTTGTTGTTGATAGAGTTAAGTTGTCTGGTGTAGATATGTCTGTGTTATCGTAGTCGTAGGTTACAGACAAAGCTACTGAAAAGTTTCCCTCTGCACTCATGTATGTTGATGTGCTGTAGAATGTTTTTCTTTGTTCAGGGTTGCCCATGTAAACAAACGGAGTTTTAAATATACTCAGTATGTTACTCGTATCAAAAGCGTTACCTGACTCCTGTTGAAAAACTTTACCACTTGATGCACCGTGTAATACAAACTCTTCTTGTTCTATGTATCCACTATCTGCACATGTACACTCTATTCCAAACGTCTGTGCAAACTCAAATCCTATGTTACCCTTGTACTCTCTTAATGCTCCTAGTATTCCTTGTGAGGAAGAAGTAGAAAACATATACCTAAACTGTGATTTACTTCTAATTATTACTGACGATAGTGCATCTAAATCTTCTGATGCTATTACGTTGCGTATAGTAGACTGTATATTTTTAGACAGAGTTTCAAGATTAACGTCACCAATCTTGTTTGTACCACCAATAGGTCTTATACCGTCAGGTGCGAGGAATAACAAATCTCCCCCTAGTTCTATCACACTATCAGTAGAAAGGCAACCTAAATTTGATGTTACAGACTCTAACACAAAGTTAGCCGAGTTGTCTCCTACAAGTCTCTTAATATTATTCTTACCAAATATAAATAATACGTTACGAAACTTCTTAATAGCTACTATCGCAAACCCTACGTTTATAACTCCACCACCATTTGCAGGGCTAAAGTCTGTCTCGGCTGTTGGTGCAGAGAAAAACAAGTTACTTGGTTGTGCAGGGTCTCCTGCTAAAAACAAATGGTTCTGAAACTCTGCACCTATCTTAGGGTCTGTTGGTGCATTTGAGTCTGTTATCTGCGTATAAGTTGACCCATCGTATGTAGCTGCAGGATTTATACCATCTGTTAAAACTACTTTTGGTGTACCAAAGTTTATCTCTGTAAATCTAACCTTGCTTACACCTGTCATTGTGGGTGAGCCACTTGTTGATACGGCTGTCCATCCTTTTACGGTAGGTGCAGATGTTATTGTAGTGCTTGTACTAAAAGCATCATCTGATATAGAGTTACCATTTGTAAATGTTGCTGTTGGTATCCTGCCAAAATTAACAACGATAGTATTAGAACTCTTTGATATTAGTGTTCCAGTAACACCTGTGCTAGTTGAAGAGTCCCCTGAGCTAGTTCTTTCTGATATTGTTTCTCCAACTGTTAGGTTAGAATCAGAACTCACTGTAAATTCAAAATAAAAATTCCAATGATGTAGATAGTTGTTACCTGATGATGGTGTACGACAGGCAAGCACTCCCTGATTAACACCGTTAGCCACTGCTATTCCTAAAACTGAACCTGTTCCGGGAACTGTCCCAAAGTTATTAGCAAAACCAGTTAGTCTTCTATAGCCACCCTCTAGGTTTGGCTCATAGTTTAGCAACTGTATTGCTGAACCGGGACTCTCTTCACCAAGAGATAAAACGTCTGCACCTGTATTTAAACCACCCCTGCAAACGGCTCTAAACGTGGAGACTGAATCAACCATTTAGCCACTCAGTCTTAGCATCTGTGATGTAAACTTTGGTCTGTTTATCATGGATGACCTAACAAATAGTGGGTCATCTAGTAATAATCTACGCATGGATTTTATACCTTCTTGAAACTTAGCCTGATGTATTTGTGCAGACTGTTCATTAGACCTAAATCGCATCATGTATACCATAGCACCGTCTATAATTATATACTTAAATCTATCTGGTATAATCATTTCGTCATCAAATGCTGATAAGTCAGCAGGAAACTTATAGTAAACATACTCTATTACATAAGCTGCGTCAGGTAAAGGTGTTACACCAAACTTTTCTTCTGATGTTTGATAAACTAAATCAGGAGATGTTCTAGCTCCTGTGCCTGAATTTTCTTCTATTGCCTTATATATCCTAACATATTCTTCAAAGGGTATGGTAGGTAAAGAACGAGCAGTATTACCTGCACTTGACAAAGCTTGTAAGTAAAATGTTTCCCAATCAACACTAGCCATGTCAGTAGGTAAGTCATATGTGCCTGTACCTGCTGTCAGTGTTTGTGTAGTTGTAGTTTTAAGAAAGGGAAATTGATGACCATCTTGCAAGATTTCTCTTATTGAATTGTTAACAGCATCTTTTGCTATTGCTTGCACATTCTTTGCAGTAGAGAAACCATCACCTGCAGTATTAAGTGGTACTTCATTCAACCTACGCAAGAGGTCATTCACTAATGTAAGGTAGGTTGTTGCCACTAAATACTCCTGTTAATGTAAATAGAGGGCAAGTTTTACTGCACCTGCCCTCTAAGTAGTAATTTAAGCTAGTAAGTCTCTATCGACTTCTGTTGCTTTATCCACAGCACCGTGGTCATTGCAGTTAATCACAGTTGCGTAGACTCGTAATCTACCTGTAGCTGCAGCAGCTCCTGCAATCGTACAATCAATCGTATCAGCAGTGCCGATAAATTGAGTGTAAGTTGAGGCTGCGTTAC